AACAGGATTTAGAGAATACAGTAACATACAGGACTATGCTAAAGATTGGGTAAACCAAATTAACAAGAACTTCCCAAAAGTAAAAGGTGCAGAAACAATGGACGACTACGTAGATGCACTACAAAAGGAAGGCAGACTTGGCGTTTATGCCAAAGAGGAGCCTAACACACCAACATACCGTGAACGACTTGCTGGCATGAGAACTGGATATAAGCCAAGTGAAGAGATCATGACAGCGGTTGCTGGTCAAAACGTATCGCCACAAGCACAAGCCTTTACACCAACACCTGCTGTGGATGCGAATCAAAATGCTATAAATATTTTACAAAAAGAATTCCAGTCCGCTATGAAGAGGGGCGATGGCAAAGCAATGAACGACATCCTAGCAAGTGTCAAGGGCTTAGGTGGCGATACAGCAGTTCAACAGATTGCACAAGGAACTGTTGAACCAAGTGATGCTAGGACAGCACAAGCGTTTACCCCACCAGAAGAAGAAAAATCATACGCCGAAATGGGCAAAGACGCATTGCCTGATTCTCTAAGTGTAAAACGAAAAGAACTTGAGGACGCTAAAGCACAAGGTGCGTCTCAAGCAGAAATAGATAGATTAGAACAAGCCGTACAGTATAATCTAGATGTACAAGCAGGAAAAGATGTAGTTGGTGGTGTCGGTACACTTACGAAAGATGAAACCGATTATCTCAAGGCCAAACAGGGTGCATTGATGCAAGGCAAAGACGATGTAACCAGTATTGCAGACGATGATTTAAACCGTAGACGTGCTGAAGCATACGCAAATCAACAAGAAGGCATGGGCAATACCAAAATAGCGGATTTTGCTCGTGCTGAAGCCAAGAGACACGAAGCATTACGCAACCAAAAATTAACAAAAGGTATCACATGGGGTCAAGGCACGTTGGCTCAGCAAGAACAACAAATGAAGCAGTGGGATAAAACTAAGTCAGAAGGTGGTGATCCTGTACAGAGCTGGAAAGGTGGTGTAATTACCGATCCTGATAAACTTAAAGATTGGCAAAGACGTAACACAGAAGCAGACAAATTACAGAAAGAAAAAGGTCAGTGGGATATAACAAAAACTATTGATGACTATAGAGCAGATGTTAGCTCTTGGGGACAAGAAATACAAAAAGCAGAAGCAGAAAAAGAGCCTGCTATACCGCCTGCACAAGCATATAGTCCAGACACAACTACTACCGGTGGCGCCGTTAAGCAAGGTAGTGGATACAGCCAAGGCGGTGTACAGAAGCCAGCAACACCTAAAGTTGATCCTTATCCTAATCCAGGGTATACAGGTGAAGAACTTAGAATCTATAATCAGTTAAGTGATGCACAAAAGGCAAAAGTTATTAGTGATTTTGAAAAGTCTAAAAAATACACTGACCAGCAAAGAAAAAATATTACTCCCAGAACAGGCCCAACAAGTATTCCAGATGCTAAGCCAAGGTCATTGTTAGATATTAAACATCAGCAAACACTGAGTAAAATTGAAGGTGGTAAAGTATTAGTAGATCCTGTGCAAGATCGTGAAATTAGTAGAGCATTAACAAAAAACTATCCCAATGTACAAGCAAGAAATGCCGCCATAGAAAAGTTTCGTTATACTGCACCTAGTGTGCAGGATATACAAAAAGGTATGACACCTATTGTGGACAAGTCTACTGAATATAAACCTGACAGAAATGCAAATCTTGCAAACAACAAAATAGGTGATGCTTACGGAACGTTAAGCAAACCTGAGGTTCCTGAAATTGAGCCAGTCAAACCAGTAACAAAGGGATCAAAGCAAACAGTTGGTAAATCAGTTCCTGTTAAGGAAACACGTGACTTTGAAAACTGGGCAGATGAAATGACTGCAACAGTGTTAGAGTCGGTTGTAACAGAAGCACAGTTTGATGAAGCCGCAGGCGAGAAAGACGCTTGCTACCACAAAGTTAAGTCACGTTACAAAGTATGGCCCAGTGCATACGCAAGTGGTGCGCTAGTACAGTGCCGTAAAAAAGGTGCTAAGAACTGGGGCAATAGCAAAAAGAAAAGCAACGAAAATGTAGAAATGGATAGCAAATTGGATGTTGACAAGTTGTTAACTAGCCTTAGAAATAGTAAAACCACTAATAGTGACAGACTTGCAGATGCAATTGAAATGCGGTTCATGCATAACATGACCTTTAAAGAGATAGGTGAAGAATTAGATGTTAGTGTTGAAAGGGCTAGACAGATTATTTTAAAGGCACTACGTTTGCTAAGGTGGCATGCCGCTAGGTCACCTGGATCGTAAAAAACTTAATTAGGCATAGAATAAAAATGAGACTAACCGACTTCATTACAGAAAAATGCTGGAAAGGCTACGAAAAGAAGGGCATGAAAACCATGTTCGGAAAACGTGTGCCCAACTGTGTTAAGAAAGAATCTGCAGATGCAGTATCACTAGATGAACATGGCAACTTGGTATTTGAAGATGGTGTTAGTGAAGACCTAAAAAAGTGGTTCAAAGAGAAGTGGGTACGTTTCGGACCAGATGGTAAGATACGTGGAGACTGTGCAAGAGGCAGTAGCAAAGAAGGCAAACCCAAATGCTTACCACAAAAGAAAGCACAAGCTCTAGGCAAGAAAGGTCGTTCAAGCAGTGCGGCCAAAAAGCGTAGAGAAGATCCAAATCCAGAGCGTAAAGGCAAAGCCAAAAACGTTGCTACCAAGACACGTAGCATGAAAGAAGCACTTCCGCCTACGCATGATGCTCCAGCAGAAAAGCAACCAATAAACCCAATTGGTGTAATACGTCAGGGTAAGAAAGTGTACGACATGGTTAAAGGTGGTAAAGTTAAAGATACTGCCAAGCAGACCGTAATAGACATAATCAAGAATGCTACACGTGATGATGCGAGTAGTAGAAACAGGCTTCCAAAAATTCCTAAATCAAATAACTAAAAACATATGGCATTTCTAGTACATCCATTACCACCGGTCCCAGTGTGGATCAAAAAAGAATACTTGTATGATCATCAAAAAGGCCACGGAGAACTTACTCCGGGTATCTGGATCAGCATAAAAAGCATACAAGCAAAAGCTCTATACTTTGAAACACTGTTGACAGATTACGGAGCATTGTACGACAAACTTCCGTTGAGTGCATTTGTATGGAAACAGGACTACGATAAAGATAAACAACTAAGTTTGGATACACTACAGTTATGGGACTGCTTTGATTATTACTTAACAGTAATACAAAAACCACTGTTGAGTAGATGTGAGTTCTTTGGCAAAGACAAACAGATGCATCCTGGTGAATATGCGTTTACTGTAGATACCGCACATGCAGATATCAGCATACTGGATACAAACTTTTCAGAACATGACCCAGAGCACAAAAGTTTCAATGTAATCAAACTGGATAATGGGCAGTTTGCCGCACAGCCAAACAATAGAGTTATCTGGCGTGACCAAAGTCTTATACCAGAGAAACTGATGACTCCAGACTTTAAAGTTTGTAGTCAAAATTACAAAGTGGAAACAACTCCAAAATGGAGTGTAGGACACTCAGACGACTGGCAATACAAAACCTTGGATAAAAAATAAATAAAGTATCAAGGAGACAAGTATGGCAAAAATCAAACAACTAGCAGTTGAGCTGTGGGCTACCAACTCAAAATATAAAAAAACTAGCCAAGGTAACAGTCGCAGAGTATCTTTGTGCATGATGAACAAACACAAACGTAGAGGGTACAAAGCATATCGCGGTCAAGGCAGATAATTCCCAAACAACTTGCTTTCTTAGTTTCAATACTGTATAATACTATACTTTACTAACAGGAGATCAATAATGGCATCAAGAATGTTCAGTTCAGAGCAAAAAGCAAAACTCACACAGGTTGTTAACGAAGGTATTGCAGTAATGCAAGAAGTTGAAGATCTTAGCGCAGGACTAAGTGATACTATCAAAGCAGTTGCAGAAGAAATGGAAATCAAACCCAGTATTCTCAAGAAGGCTGTGCGTATTGCATACAAATCCAAACTCACAGATGAAAACGCTGATCACGAAGATCTAAACACAATTCTTGAAACTGTTGGCCGTACTCTTTAATTGGAAAACATAAAGAAGTTTTGGGTCAACAGTTACACCAGTGACCGCACGGCATTTTATCTTGAGCTGATCAGTTTCGTTACAACTGTCGGTTCCAGTGCGTTGTTAGCCGCAACAGCAGACGCACCCAACATGTTGATAGTGTATCCTGGGTTCTTTGTTGGATGTATTTCGGGTGCAATTGCATACTTACGTAGAAGTTTGCCTTTTCCGTTTTTGTTGACCAGCTGGTTTGCATGTGTTAACATATTCGGATATGGTGTAGCATCAGGATGGTGGTAATATGTCTTGGCGGTGCGGAGCAATAGAAAACAGTATTACATTCCACCCAGATGGAACTATTGCACCGTGTTGCATGATAGATAAGGATTACAGGAAACCTGTATCTGAATTGTTTAACGATCCTTTTGCAGACATAAGAACGGGCAAACCCGAGTCTCCGTGTGAAGTTTGTCACAATGCTGAAAAGAATAGACTAGACAGTTACAGAAAAAAGTTTCAACTGTACAACAACAGATCCTATAGATATCTTGACGTGCGCAACACAAATCTATGCAATATGAAATGTAGAATGTGCGGTCCAGAATACAGTAGTCTTTTCAATAAAGAATTAGGCAACAAAGACTTTATAATCAAACAAGATATTGGTCAGTATTTAGAAAAAATTGTTACTGATCAACTACAGAACATATACTACACTGGTGGTGAGCCATTGCTTAACTCTGACCATTGGATGCTACTAGAACTTCTAGTAGAAAAGGGTTACAGTAAAAATATCGCCCTGGAATATAATACCAACGGCACAATAACAAAATTTAAAGATAAAAACATCATTGATATATGGAAACAGTTTAAACATGTAACGCTAATGCTTAGTATTGATGCGGTTGGAGAAGAATTTGATATACTCCGACACGGCGGCAAATGGGATAAGGTTAAGCAAAATCTACAAATCATCAAACAGTGGCCAGTGGATTCAACCATTGCAGTAACAGTGAGTTTACTTAACGTCTGGTCATTGAAAACACTAATGCAAGAACTTGAAGGTTTTAAAATACAATTAAATAACCTCACCCAGCCGCCTTTTTTGTCACTGAACGCTATAGATGAAAGATACAAGCAACAAGCAGTCGACTGTTTAACTGAATTGAAAGATTATCATCATGATCATAATCTAATAGATTATCTAATAGAATACACAACGGCTAACTATAATTGTGCTTTGTTTAAAGACACGATTCTACATATATTACTGCTGGACAAAAAAAGAAATGAAAACTTATTCGATAGACTTCCCTTCACTGATTATAGTACAATAAACATATGAGTTACATAGACGCATTATTTGATAGAAAAGCAGACCGCATACATGTTGTAGAGCGTGTCAATGGTGAGCGGGTGTACAAGGAATTTCCTGCTAACTATGTGTTCTACTATGACGATCCCAAGGGCAAGTTCCGTACAGTGTATGGTAGCCCTGTGAACAGATTTAGTACACGCAACGGCAAAGAGTTCCAAAAAGAAATGCGTATCAACAGTGGACGTAGACTATGGGAATCAGACATAAATCCTGTATTCCGCTGTTTGGAAGAAAATTATTTGGGTCAACAATCACCCAAACTGCAAACATGTTTTTTCGATATTGAGGTTGACTTTGACCCCGAACGTGGATTTAGTCCGCCTAGTGATCCGTTCAATGCAGTAACTGCAATTACTGTGTATAACGACTGGATGGACAAGTTGATCACGCTGGCCATTCCTCCTAAAGGACTTAGCTGGGAAAGTGCAGAAGAACTGTGCAAAGACTTTGAAAACTGTTTCCTATTTGAACGTGAAGAGGAACTGTTGGGCACGTTCTTAGACTTGATCGAAGACGCTGACATACTGTCGGGTTGGAACAGTGAAGGTTTTGATATTCCCTACTTGGTTATGCGCATAAAGCGTGTACTCAGCAACGATGACAATAGACGTTGGTGTCTTTGGGGGCAACTGCCCAAGCAACGCACATTTGAACGTTTTGGTGCAGAGAATTTAACATTTGACCTAATAGGCAGAGTGCATATGGACTATATGCAACTGTATCGCAAATACACATACGAAGAACGACACAGTTATTCACTGGATGCAATTGGTGAACATGAACTTGGTGAACGTAAAACACAGTACGAAGGCACACTTGACCAGTTATACAACAAAGACTTCAAGACCTTTATTGAGTACAATCGACAAGATACCGCACTGCTAGGCAAGATGGATAAGAAATTACGTTTCTTGGATCTTGCAAACGAACTAGCGCATGATAATACAGTACTGCTACAAACAACAATGGGTGCAGTGGCAGTTACAGAACAGGCTATTATTAATGAAGCACATCAGCGTGGTATGGTTGTACCTAATAGGAAAGGAAAAGAAGAACATGGTGAAACGCAAGCGGCAGGTGCCTATGTTGCTCATCCCAAAAAAGGGATGCACGACTGGATCGGAGCAATCGACATCAACTCACTCTATCCCAGTGCTATTAGGGCCCTTAACATGGCGCAAGAAAGCATCATCGGACAACTCCGTCCGATAATGACAGACAGATACATCAAGGAAAAACAGGATGCTGGAAAAAGTTTTGCTGATAGTTGGGAAAACATGTTTGGTAGCCTTGAGTATCAAGCAGTAATGAACGGAGAAGTAGGAACTGAGATCACTGTTGATTGGGAAGCAGATGGTAGTAGTGACATAATGAGTGCCGCTGACATTTGGCGATTGATCTTTGACAGCAACAAACCTTGGATGCTAAGTGCTAACGGTACCATATTCAGTTATGAACAAAAAGCAATTGTGCCGGGACTGCTAGAGCGTTGGTATGCAGAACGTAAAGAACTGCAAGCAAAGAAACGTGAAGCAGAAACTCCAGAAGATATTGCATTCTGGGACAAGCGACAGTTGGTCAAGAAGATTAACTTGAACAGTTTGTATGGTGCTATTCTTAATCCTGGTTGTAGGTTCTTTGACAAACGCATTGGACAATCAACCACACTATCAGGTCGTATCATTGCCAAGCACATGGATGCGTTTGTTAATGAAGCCATCACGGGTGTATATGATCACACTGGTGATGCTGTTGTGTATGGTGATACTGATAGTTGTTACTTTACTGCATGGCCTGCTATCAAAGATGATGTTGAAAGCGGCAAAATGGAATGGAACAAAGACATTGCTACACAGGTGTATGACAACATTTCAGATCAGTTGAACGAAAGTTTCCCACTGTTTATGGAAAAAGCATGCCACTGCCCACGTGAAAATGGTGCATTGATCAAAGGCGGTAGAGAAATTACTGCAACCAAAGGCTTGTATATCAAGAAGAAGCGTTATGCCGCATTGATATACGACATGGAAGGTACTAGACTTGATCAAGGTGGAAAGCCAGGCAAAGTAAAAGCCATGGGCCTAGACTTGAAACGCAGTGATACTCCGCCTGTTGTACAGGACTTCCTAAGTGACATATTACTTGGTGTGCTAACAGGATCAACCAAAGAACAGATATATGATAAAGTTCGTGACTTTAAGATTGCATTCCAACAGCGTCCAGCATGGGAAAAAGGTACTCCCAAGCGTGTAAACAATCTAACCAAGTATACCGAAGCAGAAAAGCGACAGGGCAAAGCAAACATGCCCGGGCACGTAAGAGCCGCAATGAACTGGAACTATCTCAAACGCATGCATGGTGACAACTACAGTCAGAATATTGTTGATGGTATGAAAACTATTGTGTGCAAACTCAAAGAGAACCCAATGGGTTACAAGAGTGTAGGGTATCCAACAGATGTTTCACATATTCCACAGTGGTTTAAAGACTTGCCATTTGATGATGCACTAATGGAGGCAACTATTGTGGATCAGAAAGTAGAGAACCTACTAGGTGTACTTAAATGGGATATTGCGGAACACACCAACATCAAAACAACA